TTTTCCCTAAACCAAACATATTTCCTAATCCACCAAAACCGCCTAAACCACTTAATGTTTTCGAATCAGGTGCGGTAGATGCCGACGACCCACCATAATTAGTATGTGCTGTACTGGATAAATCATTTAACTCTGATTCTAAATTGTCCAATTCGGCTAAATCTATTTTAGTAGATGTAGATGATGATTTCTTCTTTTCATTCATTAATAATTCAATACCACTACCAAAAGAAACTGATGGTTTTTCATCACTTTCTATACTAAAACTAACAGGCTTGGCATCCACTGGGATTGTGTCTAAATCTATATCGACGACTTCCATGATTTATGATGTATTCTCATTATTTATTTTTAAGTTGTACGCAACAAATATATATTTATTTAAACCCTTGAAGATTTAAAATGGGACATTTTCAATCTTTCAGGGTCAAGTACCAGTAACAATTTGAAATGACGCCCAAAAAGGCGTCCCATTTTAAATCTTCACTGGTATAAATATCATTTTTCGATTTGGTGTCTATTCACTTTTTGTTTTTCTTTCTCCACCAAAGACCTTGTAAAAAAGAGTCCGCTAAATCATCCTTTTTTGACGATCCTTGAAAATGAGAGATCCACGATTCTGAATTCTGAATTTCCTCTTTTAGCAATGTTGTACAATGGATTATACTATTTTGCTTATTTTGCTTATATGACGTTTTAGCAGTAGATTGGGGTATTAAATCTTTCAATTTGTTACTGGACGATATGAATTCAATATGAGGAACGCCTAAACTAATAAAATGCTGAGTCAACATCCCTTGTAATGTTTTCATTCGGTTTGCAATTGGACTAATCTGATTTTCAATAATGACATATTCTACTGTTTTCATATTGTCATTGTTTTGCATTTGATTATGGAGAGAACGACCCAATTTTATTAAATCAATCTTACCAGCATTGATCTTCTTCGGTTTAGGTATAACTACCCATGATGTCTTTTCAAAATGTTCAACTAATCCTTTTATAATTCCTGATTTACTTTTAGGAATTGTGTTTTGAGAGAAATTGATGGTTTTTCCTAAAGTTTCTCTCCATCGATCTTGAAGATCCACTAATGATAATTTTCCTAAAGATGTTTTTCCATTTTCTTTTTTCGGTAAAAAATATTGTTTAGACATTTTAGCATGTTTTTCACAAGCACATTGCTCATTTTTTCTATATTTTGCAACACTCTTACACGTCTTACCATTTTGCAATATACTTGTACAAATGACCCTTGTATTATTTCCACCATTACTTGATGACTGTACAGATACATCTTCGCATAAATTTAAAACATTCCATTCTACAATTGTATTTGAAGATAGGTCAAATAAACAATACGCCATATTTTTAATCCCTACATCAAAACTAATTAGCCGAGACATAATGATTGGTACTCTGGTATCAGTATCTTGTACATGATCATTTTATATGGTAATTTTCATATAAAATGAATATTTGGGTTTATTTAACAGGGGTTTCAATCTTATATGTTGGGATCTCCATTCGTGAATACAATTGCTCTCGTGATAAATAGATCGATTGTAAATCACTAGGAGATGCCTGTAAATGTGACATTGGCTCTTGGATAGATGTATAGACTTTTGGTGCTGAAAACTCCTTGTTTAAATCGGGCTTTTCATTGCGAATACTATATCCTACATCATTCATCGCATCACGTAATAAATTCTTTTGAATATTTACACTATTGTGTGTTAAATAACGCCTATATTCCCAATTGGATTGGATGTTATTTTCTTTTAAGATATTTTCATTGACTACAGCACCAGGTTGCCACGAACACAATACTGAACGTCCATCATTCATCAAAGGGGGGAAATCCTTTTGTTGATTGTTGGATTGGTATCCCATTGACGATTTAGGAAAAGATTGATATGCTGTATTTAATGACACACCGGTGTAACTACTATGCAAACTCATTATAAAATGAAAGTATATAAAAAATGAAGAGAAAAACGCCTAAATAAATTAGTAATAAGCGGTTTCTCAATATTTTCATTTTTACTGATTTTATGCATATTTAGTCTTCATCCTGATCATTTTGTTCTTCCTTGATTTCTGGTTCTATTTTATCGGATTCGCTTCCAATTTCTGGTTCGTTATCCGATTCTTTTTCTTTATCTTGATAAAATTGCAAAACCATATTGATTAAATCAATTTTCTTCATTTTACTGGCTTCTGTACAAATACCATCGCGTATTACCATGGCTTTCAACATTTGAACGTTCATTTTTTGAAGACTCTTTTTAGTAACTTTTGCCGATATAGCCTGTGATGTTATTGGTACTTCATTTTGAACTGATTCATTTTCTTGGTCATGGTCAGGGTCTTCCGTCAATACAGATTCTACTGCATCATCTACAATGAGATCTAATTGTATATTGTTACTGACTTCGTAAGTAATTTCGTGATCACTTGAATCGGTTTCTAATTTAGTTACTTGTATAACCCCATTATTTTCAGTAAAATCCAATTCTTCTAGATTTGTATCATCACTCGACGATTCTTGTACATCACTCTCAGTAGAACCTGTACTACAGGTCTGAATATCGTCCAACTCAGTCTGACCTTCTACTTTATAATTCAATATAGGAGGTAAATTGGGATCTAACATTTCATCCGAGACAACAATATTTTTGTAAAAGTCATTGGATTGTTTCCAATCGGACGGGAACTCACTATTTATAGCGTCGGGAAAATCAGTAAAAACAATATTAGGTCCTCCTTTAGGCATAGAAAAGAAGGGATTTAACAATGAGGGTGCGCCATTCATTTTAGGCATTTGTCCATTTTTCGATTGTACATCGAACTCATCTACCACATTTACCAATGTTTTGTTGATCACAGATAGGGTTTCTACTTTTTTCTCTAAATTATCAATCTTTTTCTTAAAATGATAAACCATAAGAACAATAAGCACGAATACAAGACCCATGCTCACAAAGAGAAAACTTTCTAAAAGAGAATAAAAAGTCATCATTTACAGTATTACCCTATATATTCTTATATACTTTAACGCAAAAAAATACAATACACATATATATTATACCACTTAAATAGGAGAATATATGGAAATTATGGAAGAAATGCCTCAAGATAAAGCAAGTCGAACGACTAATACTAAAAAAACAAATTACAACTTATTTTCCCCTACAGATACATCTTCGTTAAATACATCCAGTACAACATCAGCAGCAACATCCACATCTGCCCCATCAGTACAATCATCATCGACCAGTAGCAACGATGTATCATTTACTATTCCCCCTCTGATTGATTGGAAAACATTTATGATTATTATTTTAGTGATTTTAGTGATTTTGTCATCGTATGGAATTCACGTACTAAATAAATCTGGTGATTTGCTAAATAACATCGTCGCAAAACTAAAACCTTTAGTCGATTCTTTATTGGATTTTGTCGGTTATTCTACTGGTAATGTTATTAACAAAACAGCCGATGTCACAGCCGATGTTGCTAAACATGGTATCGATATAGCAGAAGGAACTGTACAAAATATTGGTAATATATTAATTGGCGATGATGCTATTGGAAAACCATCTTCGAAAAACAAACGCACATTAAAAGAACCTGAAGCTGATGCACCTGAAGATACAATTCAAAAATCTCTTTCGTCTTCCAAAACAAAATGGTGTTTAGTAGGTGAATATCAAAATAAACGCGGATGTATTGATATCTCAGAAAGTGATAAATGTATGTCTGGACAAATTTTCCCCAATGAAAATATGTGTCTAAACCCTTGAAGATTTAAAATGGGACATTTTCAATTCTTCACTGGTATAAATGCAGCCAAATCCTACGAATTGACAAAAATAAATAATTATTAAATGGTATATTTTTAAATCATTTAATAATTAGGGTTTTAGATTCGATTCATTATAACAGTACTTGAATCTACTATTATTTTACTGCCAAATAATAAAGAAAATACGAAATAATAAGGTTGTTCAGTTGGTATTAATATATTGGATATGGTCAAGTCATATGTACCTGAATCATTCGCACTGGAAATTGTATATTGATAATTTGTGGTTTGTTGTATTAAACTTCCATTTACAGATACTTGTAATTTAGGTATAGAGACAGAATCTACTACTAATTTTAATACAAGGGATAATACAGATTCGAAATCATTGCGAATAATGTGCAATACGCCTAATTGTGTTCGTACATTTTCTTCAAATGTAATGGTTGTACCCGATTCATTCAATAGTTCATTGGATGTAACATAAAATTCGAACACATTCTCATTTGCATCGGCATTGTCATTGAAATTTCGATCTGGTTGGGAAAACATATACAACGGCACGCTTTTGTCTAAATATAATGGAATGGCTGGACCAGGTATATTTGCTTTGTTTGATAAGGTAATATTCATGCTAGAATCACAAAACGCTAGTTGTTCTGGAGTAGTATTTCGTACAGTCTTTTGTTGCGGACTAAACCCTCTTGCAACTTGAGAGAAACGTTCTCTACGAGTCAAGGAATTCGATTTTGCACCCGATGTAGAAGGGTTATTGTATTTTAGTATTTCAGTTTTGCGTCGCATAGATAAATCGAATTCACTATAGCCTTGACCATAAGGTGATTGAAAAGTTAAACGGGTTGTTGGTTTTGGAAATAATTGTCGGAAATTTCTTTGAATACAATAAGCACTATTTTCTGTCATATATATTAATACATTTTTTTGACTTACGGATTATGTGCTTCATTGTACCACATACTTGATAAATATGAGAAGTTACCCGATCGACTAGAACTATCTACCGAACGATCACTTGGACGAGTATTTGGACCAAACATGACAATGTTATTGATTTCAAATACGTTTAATGCTCTGTCAAAATACCGTAAATCGGCTAAACTTCCTCTGTAATCGACACCGGCTAAAATATTCTGGTAATTCTGTTTTGGAATTTTGTCCATATTATGTCTTTTTACAATTGTACCATTTACATATACATCCATGATCATGTTTTGCATTCGGATTGCTAAATGAAACCATTTCTTAATAGGAATATTGTCAATCACAATATGATCCCGTGCTTGATCCAATTTAGTATCATCGACTGTTGAATTGGTAATCTTATCGGCGCCATCTTTTGTATCTGTCATACTTGCGCCAGTATCTGATACTGGTGAGCTATGGACATGATCCATTAATATATGAATGGTTTGATGTTGGAAACCACCACTTAAATCTTGTTTTACATAGACACCAGGACCATTTGTTAAAAATAGATTTCGATTATCTTTGGTGTTATTACCTTTAATAAAAATAGGAGAGAATTCAGAAAGTTCTTGTGTATCATTCATGAATAACCAAGATGACCAAGTAAATTCAATACCACGATGACGATCATTTGATTTTAAAATAGGAATACTATCCTCTTTCTTTGGATCTTGACTTATTTCTACAAATTCAGATCCGTTTATTTTCCCCTTTATTACGTACGGACTTCTACTTGGAGATAAGAAAAAACCCATTATTGCAATCGCGATCTTTAATATGATCATGAAAACAATAAACACTAGAAATATAAAAGCAAACTTTGCTAGCAATGAATTGGAATTTAAAAATTCTGAACTTGCATCTACTATAGATTTATTGGAAAAATCTTGCAGTGATTTTGTAACACCATTTTTCGCTTCATCGATACTTTTATTAATAGAATCCTTTGTATTCAAAGATCCTTCTTTAATATCATTGGTTGTTGGAACACTTTCTTTGATTTGTTCTATAATTGGTTTATCCATTTTTATCAATATAATTATATATTATATTGATAGGTAAGATTTTTTACTAAAGTAATCCTTGTAAAATAGAATTCTACAAGGAGAAGTTAATTCTTCAGGAGTTTAAAATAACTGGAATTCTTGTACATCCAAGTCGTCCTTGGTTAGTGTGAAATTACCACCGTAATTCGCAAACATTTTGCTAAAGTAGTTTCCACCATTTCCTTCCATGTATTTATTCCAAGCATTAGTTGGGTCCATTGCATTTGGCTGTCTTTCCATTTTTGCTAAATACGCATCAACAGGACTTCCAAATATTATATTTGTACCCGTTTTTTCTATTTGTTGTATCCCTTTTTCTACTTTATGTGATCGGATTAATTTACCGTCAATATACAAATCAACAGTATCGTTATCCACACTTATAATTATATTTACCCACTTCTGTAAGGGGAAATTGCTCATAATTGTATAGGTTTGTTCTCTTGGTTGAGTATCCATAATCTTGTATTTCAATACAGCACTACTAGTTAGTAAAAGTTCTAAATATTTAGTGGATGAATTCTCTAATTTATAGATAGTGGTGTCACTATCGGGTAAATTATTTACATAAATCCAGGTACTAATATAATAACGTGCCGAATCAGCTTTTCCTGTATTTTCTACAGCTACACTTTGATTGGAAACCTTTAAATCCATTTTACTTGCAACCCTGCGACTTTTTTCGTCAAGAACTTTGTATAAAATATAAATAACCAACAAGAGCACAATTCCTAAAATAACAAGAGTATAATTCATGATTAAATAATGTTATCGTGTATATATTGTGTATTAAGATTATTTATATGGGTGGATTTCGTAATTTTAATAAATTGTAATTTTGCGCGATTTTACTTGAAGACATCATATTTTGAGAATAATGGACATTGCATATTGCCCCATGTAATGTATTCTTGTCATTACCGATTGTCATATTCATTTCATCTCCATAATATGGAATGCAATTTTCTGCTAAAGATATAGTAGATGCTAATTCTCCATTGAGAAAAATATCAACCATATTGTCATGATAATTAAACACTAAA